AATAATATTCCACTTGACAGATATACAGAAATAAAAGGAACAATAAAGGATGTAGAATATGATGATAATGGTGTTAAGAATTTAACTCTTGATGATGGGTCAAAAATAAATGCAGATTTGTATATTGATTGCTCTGGATTTAAAAGATTATTAATTGATAAATTGACTTCATTTAACAAGTATGAAAGATTAATTAATAATGCTGCTATATGGGGAACAGTTGAACATCAAAGTTATAAACCTTGCACTGTGGCTGCTGCTCAAGATTATGGATGGATATGGGAAACACCAACTTGGGGTAGGGTAGGAACAGGATTTGTTTACTGCGATGATTTTTTATCAGTAGAAGACGCTGAAAATCATATGAAAAAACACTGGAAATCAAAAGGTTTAGAGTGGAAAGCTGATAAATCTGTAAAGTTTACTGGTGGTTCTCTGGATAGAGTTGCAGTAAAAAATGTGATTGCAAATGGTTTATGTCAAAGTTTCATCGAACCTCTTGAGTCAACCTCAATTATGGTTATATGTGTGACCATAAAAAGTATCTCTAAATTAATTAATAAAAATAAAGTGTGGGGAAAAAAAGAGAGCAATATTGTCAGTAAGGTGATGAGGAAATTTTTAAACGAAACAATGGAATTTGTTTTATATCATTATACATTATCAGATAGACAGGATACAGATTATTGGAGAGCGTATAAAACAACAGACGTGTTAGAAACTGTATCTACTATGATTGAAAAGAAGTTAAAACAAGAGTGGGTAAATCACGCTGAAACTTTACTTAATGGATATAATTGGGCAAGTATGTTAGTAGGATATGATAAACCGTATCTAGGTCAACTTCCTCAAATAGAAGATTGGGAAATGGATAATTATGAATTTTACACAAAACAATTAGTAGAAAACTATAGATACCATTATCAAAATAATATGACAGTAAAAGATAGATTAGAATATATTAATTCTTAGTAAACACTGCTAACACCCCATTAATTGCATCCACTTCATATTGTACACCCGCATCTAGATTACCATAATCAAAAATAGATAATTCTTGATTTTCTACAACTGGTGAACCATCTAAACATATTAAAATAGAATCTCGTTCTTCTTTTACTGTGTTACCTGATACTAATTTTCCATTCCAATCTTGTTTTTTATCTAGAGAACTAAAACCAACCATACAAAAATCTTCTAAAGCTTCAATTAAGAAATGATCATATAATTTATTTTTAGCACAATAAAAATCTCCTTTTTTAAGGATATCATATCCCTCTTTAAAGGGCACTCCAAATTTACAGGAACCTCTTAATACATAATAATACAATCCGTAACTATATTCTTCTGGTTCTATGCCAATCCATCCTTTACTTACATCTAAGGAACAAATCGCAAAATCATCATCACGACATTTTTTAAAAGCATTTTTTGAATTCATTTAAAATTTAATTTAGAATTATTAATGTAGAACAAATATTCACAATTATATTTGTTTTTGGCATTGACCATTTTTATTTTTTTGATTTTAAATTTTTTCATCGCCAATTGTTGTCCTGAGATACTGCCCAAGTTGAAACTATGTATTTGTCTTGTCCAATCGGTGGATTGCCTCTGTGAGTATGTGTAAATGCAGCAGGGAAAATAATTAATCTACCTTGTTCTGCTTTAATTCTTTTATTAATATACAAAAATTCAGTTTCACCACCTTCCTCTATTGTATTCAGATATAATTGAATTACTAATTTTCTGGCAGAAACTTGAAGACCAGTATTTTCATAATGCCAATTATGAAATCCACCACCAACTGGGATTTTTTTTGCCTTTGTGTCGTAAATTAAAAGTTTTTCCTGACCAAGCACACTAAATTTTTTAAGATACTCACCTACAAAATCTTTTATTTTTGGTAAAAACTCCATTGATAAATTGTCACCAGATAGAATATTATAACTGACATCATTATTGAAATTTATTGAGAAATGATCTGTATTATGATATGCTCTATCCTCCTTTGTAATAACTCCATTTGATATGTAATGTTCCACTAAATTAATATACTCTTCACACTCATCAGATGTGAATGAATTATCAAAAACTGATATGAAATCATGAATCATAATTTTACACTCCAAGGATTTACACAAAGAACGACTCTATCTCCCATATGTGGTTCAACACAATGATTTAATTTAGGAGAAAAAATAACCATTCTATTTGATTTTGGTGTTACGATATCATCTTCAACGTGTAACTTACCACCCTTTAATTTATCTACTTTTACATAGTATACCACAGAACATAATGGAAATCTAGTTTGTCCTGTGTTTGCTTTCATTTGCTCATCTTTGTCAATATGCCAATCTCTAGGTCTTGTATTGTTTTGTGACCAAAATTCATAACCTATGCAATTAGTTAAATCAAAAAAATTACTCGCTACATTTATCATCTGCACACAAAAATCTTGAAAAATGTGGTTTTCATCAAGTGAATACCATTTTTCATAAAAGTTTATCTCGTTTGTATTTTTTTTATTTGATTCTAAAATGTCAAGACAATCAGTTTCAAACGTAGAGTTACCTACGACATCATCAATAATAATTAACATATAATATTAAGAGACACCTCCAACAATTACACCACCGTTACCTGATGATAATGTTTTATTTCCACTACTATTATTTTGAACTGAACTTGAACTGAATATTATACCATGCCCATTAGTACCTGGTGAACCTCCCCCACCTCTGTTGGGACTTCCAGAGCTACCACTTTGTGCAGCGTCAACTTGATCTCCTCCGTTTCCTCCACTTCCTGCTCCACCGCCACCTTCTCCATGTGCACCACCACCGCCACCATTACCACCAGCGTCAAATGATGCGTCAGAACCTGCTTTACCTTTTCCGTTTTGATCTGATGGACCGCCAGCACCAGCAGATCCATAACCACCAGTATTTTGAGGACCTCCATCACCTGCAGGGATGCCAGCACCACCGCCACCACCACCGCCAGATCTACCAAAATCTCTAGGGTTTTTGTTAGGATCAGACCAAGAACCTGCTCCTCCTCCACCGCCACCATATCCACATCTTATGGTTCCACTATTGTTAATTTGTGCTGGATATTCAATACCTAATCCACTTGTACCTGTAAATGCTTGACCTGGAGTTCCACTATTAGTTGCTCCTTGTCTTCCATTTCCACCAGCACCCTGAATTCTACCAGAAGATCCTATGTCAATTTGTAGAGATGTTCCTGATGGCCAGTTTCCTGTTCTTAATGCAACTTTATTTCTATCAGATGATGAACCTGCTTTTACACCACCAATACTTTTGTTAACGTGTATCATCACCTTTTTTCCACCCTGCCAATTAGATGAACTTAAGTTATAACCAGATACACTCCCAGTGGGTCTATCTCTATATCCCCCTACAACTTTAACTCTATTTGATTGATTATTATATCTCCAAGTTGCTGCCATTGTATTAGCACCGTCATCTTGTCGATTTAATACATTATTAGCTTCACCACCACTGCTTCCATTATCATCATAATAATCAACTACCATATTTAATTTTTTACCATAAAATTGACTAAATTTTATTTCACCAGAAGTGGGAATACCTGTATCTAGTGGCAAATTTGTCAAAGCACCACAATTTTTATTTTTAAATTCAGAGTCATCTCTTCTAAATCTACCTAAACTTCTACCATTATCAGGTTGTCCGAATTCGGCTTCTATTTCAGAAAATGCTAATTGTGATCCTGAGTTTTTAATAGTCATTATACTGAGCTACTTACAGTTTCCCACGCTGAACCATTATAAACTTGTAATTTATTTAAGTTTGTATTATATATCATTGCTCCTGATACAAGACCTGTTAAATTACCTCTCTGTGTATTAGTAACTTTTGGAGGAATCATAAACATCTTGTTAGCTTTGATGCCTGTAAGATTTTGACCTGCATTTGAAAAATCAACAACTGAGGTAGCAAGGGTTGTTCCAACACCAAGTGCTTCCAATGAAACAATATCCCCACTAACAAATAAGGCATTTCCTCCAATACTATCTGTTTTTACACCAACATTACCACTATCAGTGATAAAGAATTTTTTATCAGCATCATCATTTACAACAAGTTTGAAGTTACCCATTGTTGTACCAATACCAACTCCAGCAGCAGATAATTCTCCAAACTCATAGTAACTTGTAGTATCTAAATCTAATCTCTTGAATGTTGATACACCAGTCGTTGCGTTAACATTTCCAGTCAAATCTCCTGTAACCTGTCCAATAACATTTAAAGCTGCATTACCACTAACATCTAAATCTCCACCTAAAATTACATTACCACTAACTGTTGCTTGTCCAATTACGTGAAGTGTTGTACTAGGATTAGTAATTCCAATACCTAATGAGCCTCCAATGCCTGTAAGGGTCATTAATCTAGAATTATTAATACCCTTATGCCAATGGAAATCTCCATCAACTGAACCTGCATTATTTGCACTCAAATGATAATTAAAATTACCTGTACCATAGTTTAAAATATCAAGTGATTGTGCTGAACTATAAGGTGCACCAGATGTAACTTTACCATATCTAATTTCTGAATTATTTGTATCCGCATTTCCTGTTTCACGACCTATTGTTAATCCAGCTGTTCCAGTTTCACTTGTTATCTGTACCTCAACATCGCCAGATTTTCTAACTTGAATATCATTTACTGGAATTTCAGTTGTCCCGACACCAAGTTTTGTTGCAAATACCCTTGATGATGCCTTAACAAATCCTACATCCAAATCACCTGTTAAGGTTGTTATACCTGTAACTAATAAATCTTTAGTGGTAGTTAATCCAACAACTCCAATATCATCATTAAATATCGAAGTACCAGAGACATTTAGGATGTCATCAATAATTGTTGTGCCACCAGCAGAGTCAATAGTAATATTTCCTGTAGATGTATCAATTTCATTATTATCTGTGACACCAATTTGTAAATTATCAATTGTTGCTCCACCATTACCATCTATAAGACTAGCGAATGTGGTAACACCAGCGATACTAACATTATCTAAATTTGTATGACCATCTACATCAACGTCAGCATTTATATCAACATTTCCTGTGGTGGTTGTAACTCCTGAAATACTTACATTATCAAGGAAAGTATGTGCATCAATATCAACATTTCCTGAGAACGTAGTAACTCCAGCAACACTTACATTATCTAAATTTGTATGACCATCTACATCTAAATCTGCATTCAAATCAATATTTCCTGAAAAAGTAGACGCACTTACAATATTACCAGTTAAATCACCAACGAAAGATGCAGCGGTTATGATACCAGTAGCGTTTATATTACCTGCCGAACTTATACCTACACCTCTCTCTCCAGCATCAACGTTTCCACCAGCCTGAATTGTGGAACGGGGATCTTCAGTTGCAACACCCACGTTACCACCTGTATTGTATATACTTGTAAATCCTAATCCTACATCAACATCTTCCCATTGAGAAGTTGGCATACCTAGTAAATTACTTGCATCACCAAAATAAGTGACTAATCCTGTTCCCTGTCCTGTAACTATTCCACTTACAATACTAATACCAGCACCAATTATTTTTTCGGGTTCAAGTGTGGTTACTGTTAGGAAACCAACTTTCTGTGTAGTTGCACTCGTGAATCCTGTTATAACAACATTACCTCTGACATCAAGAGCTTCTACTGGAATCGTAGTTCCGATACCCACCAGACCAGTAGCCGTTACCAACAGGTTGTCATCATCTACCTGTACACCGTTACGAAAATTAAAATTCTTCTTGATATTTGCCATCAGTTATATTTTTAGTTATTTATTTGATTCAAGTGACTTAACTTTTGCAGTCAATTCTTTTATTGCTTCTATAAGAATTGGTATCAATCTATCATATCGAACTGCTTTTACACCATTATCTCTGGTTTGTGTAATACCAGGTAATCCTAGTGCTTCAACCTCTTGAGCTATAATACCAATATCATCGGTTCCTTTGTAATCTGACTTAGAATTCCAAGAAAATATATTACCACTTAAAGATAATATTTTGTCTAATGAATTTGGTATAGGATTAATATTTTCCTTCAATGATATATCAGATGAATTAAATGCGATAATGTCATCTCCAGCATGAATTTTACCTTCCACACCAAGTCCACCTTCAACAACTAATGCACCTGTATCTTTACTTGAAGAAGCAGCATTGGCAGAAATAACAACTTTATTGTTTGATGAATCAAGTTTTAAATCACCAGTTGTTGTATCAATAGTTGTACCATCTGTAAATCCAAGTCTAATACCGTTTGCTCTTATATTACCAGCAACATTTAATAGTGTGCCATCATATGTAAAGTTACCAGATGTAGTTGTTGTGTTAGAAGCATTATTAAATAAAACTCTGTCTGCAGCACCAACTACATTTGATGCTAAAGTCGCTGTTCCAGCGTTACCAGTTAATGCACCATTTAAGTTTGGACAATTTAATGTGTTAGTAGAAGCATCAAATGTTAAATCGCCATCTGTTGCTGTAGTTGTCATTTGACCAGTTGTTAAACTGGTAAGTACAACTCTTTGTGTTCCAGATGCTGCAGCTAAAGTAGAACCAGTATTTTGCAATCCAGCACCATCACCAAAATATGTTCCAGCAGTAATAGAAGTAATTCCAGAGATATTAGTTTGACCATCAAATGTACCAGCACCAATTATATCTCCACCAATGTAAACACTCTTAGCAATACCAACTCCACCATCTATGACTACTGCACCATTTGTTGTTGCGGTAGAATTAAGTGTGCTTCTAAACTTAGCGTCTTGTGCACGGAGAGATGCTTCAGTGATAAGTTGCTTAGTATTATCAGATAGTCTTAAGTCACTGTTAAATGTAACAGGACCATCAAACTGTGATAATATTTGTTTCGATGCTCCACCTTCAACCAAGAGTCTTTCTTTTACAATAACTTCATCAGCAACTAAACTCAATCTATTTGGATCTTCACCTGTTATAGTTGGAACTGGTATATCAAATGTAGTTTGTTGTCCACTAGCAGATGCAATCTTGGTGTTTCCAATATAGAAGTCACCCTTATCATTCATACCTGTGTAAACTACGTTACCACAAGATGTTTCTTGTGCCTGATTTAGGAACTCTTCTCTTTCAGTAAGTGATCTATTCTGTAATTGTGGTAAAGCAGTTGAATAGTTACCTGGACCAAAACCAACATATTCAAAAGTGTGTCCAGATGATCTTAATATCGAAGGTCGTCTGAGTTCAATTGGTAATGGTTTGACTTTCTTTATTCTTGAATTAATTAAGTGAGTTTCAGTAACTGTTCCAAGTGAACCACGAATAACAGTTATCTCATCACCACCTGCACCAGAGAGTGAACTTGATGCGATACGCATAATCTCACTACCAATCTGAATATAAGAACCAAGTGGGAATCTTGATGTAATAGATGTAGCGTTTGTGCTTCCATCGGGAAGTTTTACTTTGAACGCAGCATCACCTGTACCAACTGCTTCATTCAATATTAAAGTTTCATGATCAAATATATTAAATCCTCTTACATTTAAGTTCTCTCCAGCGGTTCCTGAGACTGCTTCATTATCAGATAATCCATGTTTTAGAATATATACAGGACTTGTTAATGCATTAACTGTTTTAGCAGAAAATTGGTTGATGCCAACAACCGAAGTTACTACAAAGTCACCTAAGTTTGCATCACTAGCATTTAATACTCTAAATTTATTTCCTACCGCTAGTCCGTGATCTTCAGTTGTTGTAAATGTTGTTGTATCAGATGAGAAAGATGCACTATCAACAGCAACCCAAGGACCCATATCATGTATCTGTTGACCATCTAAAAGTGTTTCAGATGTTGTTTTATGAACAGTGATTTGATTATTACTATTAATACTTGATATACGATGATATGAGTCAGTACCAGTTGTAATGCCAGTGACTTGAATATAATTACCAAGTGCAGATGATATACCAGCAGTTGCGATTGTTATACTTGCATTTGGAGATCCTCCAATACCACCATCAGCAGGTGCTTGACTATCAAAGAATAGTGTTTCACCATTTGTGTATGCAGTTCCACCTTCAGTGATTTCAACTGAAGTTACAGCGTTACTTGATACAACAACTTTTGCAGTCGCACCATCCCAAGGTGCAGTTGCTGGAGTTGCATTTGTATTGAGTAACCTTACATTATAGTAAGTACCATCTGTGTGTCCAGAACCACCGTTTAGAGTGTTATGGAATTTAAGAGCGTTAAATCCGTGCTCTTTATCAAGATTAATTACAGCAGTTGTATTATTATTAGTAACTGAAGTAATTCCAATCGAACCATCAAATTTAGTTAAAAATTGGTTTGTTGTTTCTCTTGTGATAGATTTTTTTAAATCATTTGTTACAACATCACCGATTGGAAATCTCTTGGCATAGGACGCAGCTACTGGTGGGTTAGCATCTACATTATCACGATCATATTCTGGAAATAAGTTAACAATGTTTTGATTATATTTTAATTCAGCAAATTCATCAGACAATTCATCCATTGCATTGTTACTATTCAATACAAATAAATGGAATACACCATCTTGTACTCCTTGAATGTAAGGAGTCATTACTTCTGTTCTGTAGATAAAGAAGTTTCCTTTATGATCATTACGATCAAAACGTGGCAATAACGTTGAACGAGTGCCAGTATTGTTTGTAAATGTACCAACTGTATGAGTTACATTTGATGTGTCAGTCGTTGAGTATCTGAATTCTTTATCATTAACAATATCCGAAACTAAAAATGTACCATTGTATCCTTTTGTATTATCAGCGGTAGTATTAGTTGAGCTTGTAACATTTCTAATTACAACTTGTTCACCAACATTTAAATTATGTGGTTTATCTGAACGTATCTGTGCCTTTTGATCTGTGGAATCAAAGGTCGCCATTGATATGAATCTTGTATTACGATCAAAACCATAATCATTTGATGAGATAGATGTCTTACTAAAATCTGTATTCGCTAAAACATTTGTTGAACTGGAGTCTTGGAGAACAAAACCATCGGTTGGATCTTTTGCATTAACTAATTCTTTAGGTACAACATATCTTAACTTGTATATCTTTTCATCTAAACTTCTATCGTCATCTTTTCTAAGAACATAGGTTATATTATCAGTTGTAAATGAGGATTTATTCGTAAATATTGTATTATTACTTGCACTTGTATGTACAAACCATTGGTTAGCAGAGGTGTCATACTGAATCGGATGCCCTGCATCATTTGGTTTCTTGTCAGAGACTCTACTTATAATTCTAAACTTATCACTTGTGCTTGCGACTGTCTTTATAAAAACTGGGACTGCTAAATCTGCGTTTGTTTTAGATGATGCAATACGTATTTCATTTGCATTAAGATTGACATCTTGAGTATTAGTAATCGCATAATAAACTCTATGTGGGTCAATATTTTCGGGTAAATCACCATTATCAGCAATAATTCTTATTGACTCTCCGTTTGCTAATTCATGACCAGTTGAGATAAAAAATACTGATTGAACCGATGCACTTGCATCTGAATGTGTTGCTTCATAATTTTTCTCACCAATATTTGATGTTCCTGAAGATCCATTAGGCATCACAACTGTTGCTTGTGATGTAGTTCCACTTTGATCAATATATAATTTTTCATCTGATCTAGCACCGATACGGAAACCTTGTGCGATGTGAGCAGGTGGCAATGTTAAAGTGCTCTGTGCAAACAGGAATAATTTAGTCGTTGTAGTAGGAGTTGGGTCAATTTGTAAAAATTCTATTTGCTGGTCTTCATTTACAACTGAACGAGGAGTGATTATAGATGTTATGAATCCTTTATTATCCTTTGCAAATGCTTCCTTCTTAAATCCCTCTGCAAGAAGAGAGAAAGTACCAAAGTTTGAGTTGGAGTTTGTGATAGATGCGTCAGCACCATTTATCATCTCAAAGTGTGCGTGGAATCCAATAGCAAACACTGACACAATCTGTACAACTGCGTCATTTGATACTTTGATATGTGTGGTTCTAAATCCTTTTCTGTAATTTGCTTCTTGGTCTAAGTGAAATACTGTGTTTGGGTTGGTAGATGATGATTCAGATGCAAGTAAAGCTCCTGTTTGTTTTGAGAAAGCGATACCACTATATCTTCTATTTGTTTTATCATATTTAACAAATGCTCTATCATCTTTTTGTAGTGAAACAGCGGTGAACTGTGCAGTCACCATTGATTTAAAACCAGTTGCCTTTGCACCATCTGCGTGTAAACCCTGCATACCATATACAGAACGCATTGAACAGTTGAAGATGTATGGAGATGCACCCGTAACTGTATCAGTTTCAACTAATACTTGCCCGTTCGCTGAACTTAAACCTCCAGCAGATCCTGCTGGTAAGTTTGGTCTAACAAATGGTAATGAATATTGAAATCTAGTTGCATCTATAACATTTGATACTTTAGTTGATATATTATAATCTGCTACGTTTATACCACGAACTTTTATAGGTGTTCCACCTGTAAGATTATGATCGACTGATGTTGTAACAGTCACAACCTGACCTGGTGTTGCACCATCACCTGATTCAATATTAGTAATGTTGAGTGGGTCAGTTGCAAATGCACCTACTATTTCAAATTCTGGTCTTTGTGGTGAAAATCCTGCAGGTGCTGCTGGATATTTCTGATCTATCTCACGATTTGATGCTCTATTAAATGCATTAGTTAATTTACTGTAGTATATGTCTAAATCTGTTAATGAACTAAATTGATCAAGTGTATTAACTCCGTCTGCATATTCAAAAGCAGTTATCTTATGATGAGAGAATGTTGGTTTTGATTGATTATTCGCACTAAAATCAGATGGATCTGTATATACTAAACCTGCTTCATCACCATCAAAGAATGTAAACTGCCAGAAATAACAAGCACCAGTGATTCTAAAGATAGCAGTGTTTGATACATTATTATCTGTTGGGTTAGGTACATATAATGGTCTAATTCTTGTCTTTCTTAAATCAAGTCCAACAATTGATGTACCTCTAGGAACAACAATACCGCCATGAACACTATTAAATTTATAAAGTATGTTATCTTCTTGTGTTAAATCAAAGTTAGAGTTTAATGTTAATGTTAATGTATTTTGTGCACCTGTTGCCGAACCACTCGGACTAATTGCTTTTGCGATTCCAGATTCATTACGAATACCAAAACCTGGTCTATTGTCGATTATGTGATCGCCTGGAAAAAGTAATATTGTTGTTCTTTCTACTAGGTCATTATCATTTCCACGAAGGTATGAGAATCTAGCAGCCTCTATCAGTGCTCTCTGAATCGTTTTGAAGGGTTTGGTTAATGAATTACCTTGATTATCAATACCATCAGTGGAATCAAGATCATTTGGATTTACATAAAGAACACGACCCTCAGTATTCTTTATAAAATTCTCTAA